AAGTAGGAGATAAAATCATTTCTGATGGAATACCAACTACTGATGCAATAGGAATATGTGATTTGCTGAATGAACAACAAGGCATTATTGAAGAGAAGAACAATGTAATCACATTGATGGGTGCTTTCATCAAAAATAATGGATTCAGTATTGATGATTTCAATGAATGGATAAGTAAGGACTGGCATAATGTTGGTGATAATGATGAGTGAGAAACGATTTAAACTGTCAAAGTATGTTACTCCATCATCAGTATCTTATTTCTGTGATGAGAATGGTAGAATGTTGAATAAGGAAGTTGTGAAAGTGTTGAATGAGCAACAATCTATCATTGATGAGCAAAAAATTGCTATCGATGAAATGATAACTGATTACAAAAATCTTGAAAAAGAAAATGAGCAGTTAAAGAATGATGATTTGCTCTTTTTTCAACAAGTTTTTAATATATTAATGAAGTATCAACATTTGTTTAATCGTGAGATGGCAGATGAGGTCTTGGAAGATTTGGGTATTGAATTGACAGAGTGGTTTGAATGAGTGAGAAACGATATTTTAAGGTAGAATATGATGAGGAATGGTATCTCTTTGACTCTACAACAATATCTGAACAATTGGTGAAAGAACAAGCAGAATATAGTTATGGAGTATTTGCAAATTCTCTTTCGCCATCAGAAGTGGTGGATTTGTTGAATGAGCAACAATCCATTATTCATAGAGATGAAATATCCATTAAAACTATGATGTCCAATATGAAAAAACTTGAAGAAGAGAAAGTCAAATTAATGGAAGATTGTGCCTGTCAATACAGGCAAATCCAAAAATTAGAATCCGAAAATGAGGATTTACGAGAAGTTAACAAGGAGAACCAGTTATTACACGAAGAAAATGTGAAACAATGTGAAAAATGGAAAAACCTTTACGAACTCAAAGATGCTGAAGTAACTGCAAGAGTAGATGCTCTCAACAGAGTATGTGAATATTATCTTTCAGAAGTACAATTCATAGCAGATACCGACCCAAATCAAGCAGTAAAGGAAGTCATAAATGAAATATTAAATGCACCAATTTACGAGGAGTGATAATCATATTCAATAAAGCACACCTAGAAATGAAATTATCAGATGAAACACATATCCATATCAATGGAATAGTAACAGAGTACGAAACTTCAATCGAGTATCCAATAGGATATAGAGAAACAACAGTAACCATCAGGGAACAAGAACCACAAAATAATTTAATGCATAAACTATCAAGATGCAATCTAATACTCAAAGAAGAGAAAGAGGATAAAAATATGTCAGTAAGAATTAGAAAACAACCAAGGGAAATCACATTAGAAGAATTACAGAAAGGCGATGAGTACGAAGAAGTAGTAATCCATATCGATAAAGAGAAAAGAGAAGAAATCGAGAACAAATATGGGGTCAATTACCTTTTCAACACTAAAATTCTCCTTTCAGATGATGAAATCAAATTCAAAGAGAACTATTTAACAATAGAACGAGGGAATGTTCCCTACGAAATAATAAGTAAGATTGAGGTAGTTGAGAAATGATTTCATTATTCAGTATAGCAGTTATAATCATACTCTTTTTCATTGTACTGTTCCTAGTAAGCCTGAAATAGTTATGAGGGAGTAGTAATGAGGATTGATAAGATTAATGGCAAGTTATGGGATAATTATCTCATAACCTGCAACCAAATGAGGGATGGTATGAGGATTGATAAGGTAAGTGGTCGGTTATGGGAATGGTACATAGTAACTTGCAACCATTGTGGATCAAAGATTAAGAAACCAGTATGGTGGTTGAAGCTATTATTCATCTTCAAGGAAAGAATATACTTCACCTGCAATGAGTGTCACAGTACAAGTTGCTATATCAACTTTTTCCGACTGATCCACGATACCACCGATGAGCAGGAGAAATTAATGAATAAATATCCTAAATGGGATAAGAGGATAAGATGAGAGTTTGGATTGACACGAGAGAACAGAAGAGAGGGGTGAGAGCAAAGAAGTATTACAAGCAACATAACTTTAAAGTCGAGGTCAAGCACCTTGATGTGGCAGATTATGTCTTTGATGGTAAAGTAGCATTTGAGTATAAGACTGTAGCTGATTTTATGCACAGCCTTACTGATGATAATAACAGCCTCTTTGAAGAGGTCGCTAATCAAGGTTACGAGTATCGTAACAAGGGCAAGTACTCCTACATAATTATTGTTGGTAAGCTTGTACCAACCTTGAAACGATTAAGCAAATACAGTAGAAGTAAGAATTATGTTCAGAACAGTATTGCTCAATACAATGGTGCTATCAGGACTTTGAGAAAGATAACAAATGGAATAATCCTCTGCGATACCGAAGAGGAAGCCTTGGAAGAAATGTATCTTCAAGCAAGGTCTTGTCTTAAATTGAATAAGTATGGGGGTACTGGTAGAAGATTGAAGATTGACCGATTAACAGCAGTAGATGTGCTATTAACAAGTGTGAAGAATGTGGGCTTGAAAACCAGTAACAATATTGTCAAGCAGTTAAAAATCAAGAATGTTCAAGACTTACTGGATTGTACAATAACTGATTTTGAGTCTGTTAACCGAGTCAATTTGAAAAAAGCAAGAGAGATTCATAAATTTTTGCATAAGGGAGAGAAACGATAAAATGGATTTGGAAACTAAATTATTTATCCAAGATGTGCAGATAGTTGAGTTGAACGAGCAGTTAACTCAATGCAGAGCAGAAAATGACAGACTAAAAGCAAAGCTCAAAAGAGTCCAAGATGTGCTTAATGACAAGAGGGTTATTTATGAAGATTGAGTATGTGGATAAGGAAGACATCATCAAAATACTTAAAGATAAGGTCAAGGAAACTGGTAGTGTTGCGATGAAGTGGCAATTAAATCAAATCATTCGTAAAGTAAATGAAACACCCACTTTTTTTTACGATAATAATCTTGTGTCATCTACACTAAAAGACACAGATTCTAGTAACAATACCACATTACCAAATTACTATGGGGATACGATGGACTTGCTAACTGCTTGTGAAAAAGGACTAGTACCCAAGGAGAAACTAATCCACTTCTGTGAATTGAACATCATCAAATATGTCTTACGATACAAGCAAAAAGGGGGTTGTCAAGACTTGAAAAAAGCAAGAACATATCTTGAGAAGTTGATAACCTATGAAAATCACGAGAAGTAGCAGACTAATAGTAAATGAGAACAGCCTAACTGTCACCATACCACACCAATGCGAAAACTGTCATAACCTCTTCTATCCCATCGTAAACAATCAGAAATACTGTAGCCCCCATTGTAGCCACCAAGCAAGACTGGAATGGAGGCAACAAAGACACAAAAAACTGAATGGAAAACGAATACCAAAGAAGTGTGAGTACTGTGGAAAACGATTCATAAGCGATAGAAGTAATCGGAAATACTGCTCAATTGAATGCAGTAAGAAAGCTCATCAGGATCAGAAGAACCAATGGTGGTTTGAGAATTACGAGGACAATAGACTGCCCCTTGGTGAATCTAATTTAAGTGAGCATCGGTATGAGGACTTCGAGCGAGAATTTTGGGCAGTACGAAACGAGAAAAGAAGACTACTAGGCAGGAGATAAAAATTATGAAAGTAGAAGACCTGATAAAATCCCTACAAAAATACAATCCCAAAGCCGAAATCGGAATCTCAATAGATGGATACTACGAATCGGAATTATACTTATCCCATATCTGCAAAGACACAGATGGGAAAGAACAAACCCCACAAACCACCAAGCAAGTGTGGATAGAGGGAATAGATTTCTGCAAGGATTGTGAATTCCTAGCAAGTGACTACTGCCTTGCATACAATTGCGAGGCAAATGATGTAAACGAATGCTATCAATTCAAGGAGATAGATAGATGATGGAGAATGAATTTTCAATAAATAATAAGGCTTTGCATATTTATTGCCTATCTGATGCTCATTTAGGTAGTAATGTCTTCAATCGTGAGTACTGGGAGTATGCTTTGAAGATTTTTAAAAAGGATAAGCATAACAAGGTACTTTATCTTAATGGAGATTTACTGGAAGTCAGTAGTAAGAATGTAGGGGATTCAGTATTCAATCAGGAAATGGATGTGAATGAACAGATTAATCAGATGGTTGAATACCTAGAACCACACAAACAGTATATTCGAGGTTTGACTAGTGGTAACCACGATAGTATGAGAACAAAGAAAGACTTCAACCTAGATACTGCCAAGGTTATTGCAGATATGCTAGATGTTCCATACAATAATAGTATTTATGATACTCTATTA